ACTTTTGGATTACGCTCCATCACTAGCGGAGGGATGATTAACGTGCATTCTCCCTCAAGCGCGTGGCATTGTGAAAACGAAACACCCTCCCTGCCAAAGAGAAGGGTGCAGGTATTATTATACAACTCCTCAGTTGTTTAAGGCCAAGGCAGTCGGCTCAATTAGCTGTACAGTGTACGACACGTATAGGCGTCCAGTACTCACAGCCGTAGAACTCGACCCATCCAGCATGGCTATCACTAGCCTAGCCGGGACCAGGGGAGTAGCAATGTTGACTATTACGCCAACAGCGGCAGTGAAGTCCGTACTGGTCTTGAAAGGATACCACTTCTTACCAAGCTTTGCAACGTCCAAAGTGGTCGTGATAGCGTTGGCGGTGTCAGAACACCTCGTGCCATTTATATAGCACAATCCAGAGGATCCAGACCAGACCTGCCCTGACACATAGCCTCTAAGGTTGGATAACTGGTTAACGGATACGGGAAGAGTGTCAGCCATATCATATTGGAAACCCATATGAATGGACCCAGATGTCGTTGAAGGACAAGAGGGGAGGTAAGTATACCTCACTGAAAACAGACTGTACTTCGACCAATTGGCCGCCACGCCTCGAAGCCAAGTGCCCATTGTGAAGGGCATGACAAGCTCAGAAGAGACAACTATCGCATTCGTCACAGCAAGCTCTGTTGAGAGCTCAGAGTGCGTCAGGACAGTCACTCCTCCAGCCGTTCTAAGCGATGGTTCACGTAAGCGAACCATAGCCCCCTGAGCAATAGGGGCCATGGATGCCCCAGCCTGGATAGACTGAGGCTGCCTTGCAGCAGAACGGCGCCGTCTCCGGTTCCTGGGCCTCCTCGATTGAGTGGCCGGGGCTTCCAGAGTGTTCGCTATAGCCTTGGCTAACTGTTGTTTTGTCAGCCTCTTCGCCATAGCTCGGACTTGAATTTTCTAATCTAGTTTTGTCGGGCGATGGAGTATTCCCGACTACGTAGTGTCTGATTCTGGGCCAGTGGGGAGAAGACCCAAGCTCTCGCTCAAGATCCTCAAAGAACCACTTGCCCTCAGACAAGTATTTATACAGAGTTTTGGGCCACGACGCCAACCAACATCGATCTTCCCTTATAACGTGAGAGCAAAACTCTACCTCGTATAAGCGACCGGAAATGGATGTTGCACAGGGTTTATAATCCTTGCACGTGTGGCCTAATCTCATGTACTTGTCTTTCGCACCATCAACCCAACCCTCAACAGAATCATCACCCATGGCGATACACCATGGGGAACCAATAAGTTCAGCCATAAGGCAACGTATTCTGGAGTTTGTTGAGGAAGTGCAGTAAGAACCAGACTTCATAATACCAGGCAGTTGCTGTTCTATGAGTGTGCCATCCGAGAGCTGGAAGACTGAGTTCATGAAACACGAAAACCTGTTTCTAGCGGCTATGGACAACTTCTGTCCAAAACCTCCTAAAACTATTCTCATCTCTACATCAGCCCACAACTCCCAGTCTTGAACAGACCAGTCAAAACCCGATATGTCGGCTTCAGCCGCAGGACAACGAGAATGTTTGACTCTCAAATCGTCGAACAAGCTTTTGGCTTGTCGTTGCAGCGAAAGGCCCATACCAGGTTTTGAGGGAATATGTTCCCACTCAGCGATCTCAAGCTGGTTTTGGGGCCCGAAAAGCATTCGCTCTACAAGCTGATCCACCAGCGAAACGGATGAAATCAAGCGAAATCTACCCTCCTTCACCTTTCGGGAAGCATGGGGCTCCTGCTTGACAAACAGCCGAACTGGGTCGCACAACCCCATCTGAACTAGGTCCACAGGGGATTTATTGTGCAGGTCCTCAGCTTCACTGAGTAAGAACAATCTCTCGGTAACACACAAAGCAACTAATTCTAAGTGCCTCTTCAGGAGGTCTTTGTTGGTGGAGGCGAGACGGGAGAGGGGGACCCCTGGACTGGCTTTCTCGTTGATTTCCGCCGATTGCGCCTTCTTGCAGACTTCTTCGTAGACTGCGTCGAAGGACCAGGCTTCTCCACGAAGGCAGTAACAGGATTTGGAGGCGGGGTAGCGCTCAAGGAGGTTTTGACAAGCTCCTTCAAGATTCCTTGGGATTGCGGTGGGATTAAACTTTCCTGCTTGGAGTAGCAGGGAGTGAAGCTCTGCTTTGGAGCCTCGCTCAGGCCAGGAGAAGTCTGACAATTCCGGGAAGACTCTAGTAGCTCTAAGGACTTCATCTGGAGTATCTTTTCTACACAGCTCTCTAAACTTGCAAGCCGACTGCCCAACAAATCTAAGGGGCATTCCTCTTGTAGAGGCTGCTTCTCCTTCTTTGAAGTTGTAGCCTGCAAGTTGAGAAAGGGCGGCAAGGGCCTTGACCCTGCCGCCCTCTGGTAGTTTAAAGGCTCTGCGACGGTTTCCTGAGCTGAAGTCCACACCATCTTGCCGTCTACCACCTTCGGCGGTGGGGGCAAAGAGTCGTCATCATCATCGGCCCAGTATTTTCCTGATTCCGGAATCCAAGCGAACTCACGCTTACCAAGTTTAGCCTTACCTCTTCCTTTAATCTCGACCTCAATGAACTCATAACTCCGGGTTTCTACGTCCTCGAAAGGTATTTCGATGACGGACAGATCAGGAGGTAGAGTCTCTTGAGACCTCAACAAGTAGTTAGACACGTAGAAAGCGTTCACGCCACGGTTGAGTTTTCCGATATCTTCAAACCCAACGTGCATTCCTACCACACCTCTGCTAGAGTAAATTGGAGTTCCGCTCCAGCCAGCTGCCGTGGGGCATGAGTGGGTTAACTTCCAAGAGAAATCAACCTTACTACAAACGCCCGTCCCCGACAACAAGCTATCAGAACTAGATCCACCATAACAGGTTACAGCGTCCTTATCAGATGGACAAACCAGTTGAGTCGCTTTCACTCCTAGTTTGGACCACACGTGTTTTGGCACACGCACCACTACGAAATCAAGCATCTTATGGTCACAAGAGAGAGGGGTGTCCCAATCTTCAATCGCAACCTGCTTGCCAGCTTTCGCTAAAGCGGTAGGGCGCATGGAATTATTCCAAACGTGATTGTCTGTGAAGAGGCAGTCATCACCGTCGATCTTAGTTCTACAACCAAAACCGATGGTCTGAGGACCACTCTTAATAGCTACCAAACTAGCTGGTTCATCACCAGGTTTCACAGAAGAATAAAAGCTTCCCAACACAGCAGACTCATTAGAGGCGTCATCTCCGTTTATCTTGAGAGAGCCACCTAAGAGACTAATCCACGAAGGGTTAACTTGCACTTCTATGCTGGCGCCGCCATGGCTAGGGGCAAATTGCATCATGACACCCAGGGCCGGGTCAAAGTAAGGCGCAGATTGCGCCGTATAATAAACTCTGGCCACTTTCTCCTCTGGAAGCAGTCGAGTTCGAGCATACCTATAAAGGTATGTCACGAATGACGCGCTCAACCAGAGCAGCGTAACGAACGGGGTCATCCAGGCCACTATTGGAACTAGTGATCCTGGTTGGTACCCCCCCATACGGATGTCGTACAAGATTGCCGCGCAGATAACATTTGCTAACGTTATCAGGAATGATGGTGAGCGGCCTGGATGATACATTGTCTGCAGATAGATTTCTCACAGAAGTAGAAGTATTTCTCTCCCGTCTCCCGGAGCGTTCCAACCCTAAACAGATTCCCGTTCTGGTCTACTGGCACAAAATGGCCCTTCCTTTCGCAATGGAAGTTCCACTTGCTAAAGACAACAGTAAGGGAAGTAGCACAAACCCTACAGATGATCTCGACACGCACTGGATGGTACGTGAAGTCAATCTGAACGTTGAACCTAGGTAGGATAGTGTATCTCTCACCACCTTGGGGCCAAGCGTTTTCTAGGCGTAACTCGGTTTCACCGACGAAATCAATGGACGAAGGAACGTCTACGATCTCAGTCTCTGACAGAATGCGAGTAGCGTCTGAATGGAAACCAAGAAAACCAACGGCTTTGACTACTAAGAATCGGTAGCTCATGCGAACAATGCACCAATTGATAAGTATTGACCAATGCTTCGACAATGGAAACACAAAGGTAGGAAATCCAGCTTTCCTTCTTATATTTTGTG